TTATCTGAATTTTTAACAGTCACAGACAATTTAAATTCTTATAACACTGAATTTGGAGTTATACAAACTGAAAATCAATTGGGAATAATAACAACTGGAATTTCTGGTTCGCATACAAATCTATACTTTACTCCAAACGAGAATATTGATATTGATCTAAAAGTATTTAAAGTTGATATCGGACTGAGTGAATTAAATGATGAATCCAATTTTGTGGATGGATCCATTAATTATGATTATGGAAATTATAAAGGTACTGATAATGACGTTAAAAAGCAATTTGATTTAAATTATAGACAATTGCCAATCTTCCAGAGATATTTTGATTCTAGTGATGAAAATATTGTCAATGTTGATTCTAATATAATTAGAATTCCATATCACACATATGTAACTGGAGAAGAAATTTCTTATTCTTATCCCGGAGAAGATACCTCACAAGCGATCGGAATTGCGACAACTTCTATAATTGGCATTGGATTAACTGATAAATTACCCTCAACATTATACATTGTAAAAATTAATGAGATTGACGTTCAAGTTGCTGCATCATCTTCTGATGCTCTTAAGACTGCACCAAATGTTTTAGATTTAACTTCTGTTGGAATTGGTAGTTCCCATATATTCAAGGCTAAAAACCAGAATAATAAAGCAATTATTGCATTAGACAATGTAATTCAATCTCCGGTCGTATCAACCTCCACTACAACCATAACAACACAAAATATTTCTTTCTTTGATTTTGAAATCTATCTATCAAATGTAGACTCAATCTTTGGTGGAGATTTAATTAAAATTGATGATGAGATTATGAAAGTATATTCTGTTGGAGTCGGAAGTACAAATGTTGTTAATGTTTTAAGACCTTGGTTGGGAACAAAAATAGCACACCATACACAATCAACTTTAGTTACCAAAGTTTTGGGCAACTATAATATTGTCGACAGTACTATTCATTTTTCTGAATCACCATTCGGAAACATTCCTTCGGGAAGTAGACCAGATGAAGTAGATTATGTTGGAATTTCTACAAGTTCTTCTTTTAGCGGAAGGGTTTTCTTAAGATCGGGAGTACCAAATACATTAGAAGAGTCATATAAAAATAATTATATTTTTGATGATATTTCAGATCAATTTAATTCATATGAAGATTCTTTTGTATTGAAAAATAATGGAAATGATGTTTCAGGTATATCTAGTGAGAATGCAATTGTTTTAGTTAATAATATTTTCCAATCACCAGTTTCTGTAGGTGTCACTGGTTCCTATGACTTATTGGAGAATGCAGGAATAACCAGCATCACTTTTGTTGGTGAAGGACTGCCATCTTCCTTTGACGTTAACACTACAAGCGTTCCAAGAGGAGGAACTATACTTTCAATAGCGTCAACCTCTGGATTTGGATACCAACCACTAGTATCTGCGGGGGGGACTGCAATAGTTTCCTCTGCAGGAACAATTCAATCTATTAGTATTGGAAACAGTGGTTCGGGTTACCGATACGGAATTCAGAATATAATTAATGTTGGAGTTAAGACCGAAAATCTTGAAAGTTCCAGTATTGAATTTGTTGGAATTGCTTCTGTTGTTAATGGAAACGTAGTAAGTGTTGCAATTACTAATCCTGGAATTGGATACACAACATCAAATCCACCTATTGTGGTATTTGATTCTCCACTATCATACTCAAATATTCCACTAATCTATAGTTCGGAATCTGTTGCAGGATTTGGTACTGGTGCAACAATTGATATTGTAGTTGGTCAGGGTTCTAGTGTAATATCTTTTGAACTAAAAAATCTTGGATATGCATATCAAAGAGGCGAAATACTTACAGTTTCTATTGGAGGAACAACTGGAATACAAACAACATCATCACCAAGTTTCTCAGAGTTTCAAATTATTGTTAATCACATACAAAACGACAACTTTGCAGCTTGGACAGTTGGTTCCTTGCAAGTAATTGATCCCATAGATTCTTTATTTGATGGAGAAAGAAAGGTATTTCCGATATTAATTGAAGGAAATCAAACAACTATTAGATCCAGAAAAGGATCAGTCATAGATCAGAAGGCACTTGAATCTACTTTGCTCATTTTTATAAATGATGTACTTCAAGTTCCTGGTGAGGGATATACTTTTAAAGGTGGAAGCACTATTAGATTTACAGAAGCTCCTAAACTAGGAGATACTTCCAGGATAGTTTTTTATAGGGGAACACCCGATATTGACACTGCATCTCTAGATATTTTAGAAACCATTAAAGTTGGTGATAAAGTAACTATCAACAGTGATAATGCAAGATTATCACAAAAAAATAGACTAGTCTCAGAAATTATTTCTTCTGATTCTTTAGAAACTAATTTATATCCCGGCCCTGGAATTAGTGAAAATGAAACCACATTGAGACCAATAACTTGGTGCAGACAGACAGAAGATCTGTTTATTGGTGGGGAGTTTGTTGGAAAAAATAGAGTGATTTATGAACCTTATATTCAACCAAATTCAAATATTATCCAAAGTTTTGGGATTGCATCTACTGAAATTTTTGTAGAAAGTATTAAAACATTTTTTGATAGTGATAATGAGTATGAGAAAGATGGAATTACAGAAAAACCCCAAAATAAAATATTAATAATTTCGCAGGATACCTTAGTTTCAGCATCCGCGACAGCAGTTGTATCAACATCCGGTACAATTACATCTGTTTTAGTAAGTAATGGTGGTGTTGGATATAGTACATCCCCCACAATATCCATAGGAGATCCTATTGGAATTGGAATTACTGGAAGAGCGATGGCATCATCTACATTAGTTAATGGATCAGTAACTTCTATACAAATTACATCTCCCGGATTCGGTTATACTTCATCAAATCCACCAGAAATATTAATAGAAAACCCATCAACAAAATATGAAATTATTGATGGAATTTCTTATTCGGGCGATTTTGGAATAATTTCAGGCATCAAAACAACTTCTGTGGGTGTAGCCTCAACAGGTATTGTATTTGATTTCTATATACCAGAAAATTCTGCAATAAGAGATGGTAAAACAGTAAGAGTTGGCATTGCAACTACGGGAGTTAGTGGAATTCAAACAGGTTATTATTTTGCAATTAACAAGTCAAATGTTGGCAACGGACTCACTTCACTAAATTTCTCTGGTGAAGTTGTTGGTATTGGTACTTCATTCATTGACAACATTTACCAAGTAGCATCAGTTTCTATCGCACAAACTGCTGTTGCTGGAGTTGGTATTACATATGTTGCTCAAGTTACAGTAAGTGTTTCTAATTTTAATGGGCTAAGTGGTCTGGGATTTAGTGGTTTTTATGGTGAATATAGTTGGGGTAGAATCTCAACTCCAATTAGAAAAGATCCACAAGATTTTGGAACATATGCAAATATTGGTGGAATATCTACTTCCCCTATAGTTCAAAGATTTAATCGCTTAAAATTCACACAATATAATACATAAATAGATAAAAAACGTTAAAATGTCTGCAATAATAACTGACCAATTAAGAATTTTGAATGCCAAGAATTTTGTTTCGGCAGCTACTTCTTCTGCAAATTCTTATTATTCTTTTGTTGGTTTGCCTAATGCAACAGATTATGATGAAAACTGGGATTTTAACCCACCATCTCCTAGAGATAGTTTTGAGCAAGAAAATGATTATTGGGATACTATAATTGCTTTAAAAAAGATTAAAGCAAGTGATGTGAATCAAGTCATCAGAAAAATAACTTGGTCTTCTGGGACAACCTATGATATGTATCGTCATGATATTAGTAGAACAAATACATCAAATCCTTCAGGCGCAACGAGTCTATATTCTTCAAATTATTATGTAATTAACAGCGACTTTAGGGTTTATATTTGTTTACAAAACGGGACTGATCCAGAAAATCCTGGAGGAAGACCTTCTTTGGACGAACCCACTTTTGTGGAGTTAGAACCAAAAGCAGCAGGTGATAGTGGTGATGGATACATTTGGAAATATCTTTACACAATCAAACCAAGTGAATTTATAAAGTTTGATACTGTCAATTTTATACCAGTTCCAAAGGATTGGAATAATTCCAGTGAATTTGCGCCAATCCGAAATAATGCATCGGTCCCAAACAATCAACTTAAAATTATTACAATAACCAATAGGGGTGTTGGCTTAGGCACTGCAAATCGGACTTATACTAATGTTCCGATTAAAGGTGATGGTACTGGCGGAAAAGCGACTATAGTTATTAATAATGATTCTAAAGTTGAATCAATTAATGTCTCTATTGGTGGTTCTGGATA